GCAAGCATTGCAGCTATGAACGATCTAGCATAGCTGGCAAGGGCTGCTTTGATTTTGGCTTTGTCCATTTTTTTGTCTCCTTTTTTGGTTTTTCTGCCTTTGCGGGTAAATCTATCTTTGGGTATTCGCCCTTGTACGGCACAAACTTTGGCACGCCAAAACCAACAATGTCACGCTTTAATGATCGTTGCTTAATCATGACCATACCGCCATTGCGTTGGTCGCCTGTGCCAGATGTGTTGCCCTCAATGCAGGTCACAATGTCACTGCCATGTTGAAAGTCGATCACAATGCCAATGTGTGAAATACGATCAACACCGTCGTGTGGAAAGTCCATAAAAGCCAAAGACCCTAGACTTGGCAAATTTGACCAACGATTAGTTTCCTTAAATTTATGCGCACCAACCGCTGTGCTGACGACGCTGTGCATTTTAATACCAGCTTGATTTGCACACCAATTGACAAAAGACCCACACCACGGTTGACCGTCAAAACCCGTAAATTTGCCGTACTTTGTAAGGTTGTTGCCTTCCTCGATCGTACCTATTTCGGCAGCTGCAACCTCAATTAGTCGTGCATTTGTGCCGTCTGGGTATTGACTCACGACAACAACAGCCTTGCTTCATCAGCTGTAATACCCAATTTGGCTAATAGATCAGCCTTTGCCTTTGCCTGTTGTGACTGTGCAGCTGTTTCTGCTTTCTTAACTTCTGCAATGGCAGCTGTGACCTCTGCCTTCGTTGGTGCTGTACCGTCTAAAACGTGCCACTCAATTGTTGAGTAGTCGTCATTCGTAAAAACAAACTCAGATGTTGGCTTAAGATTTCGAATTGCTTCAACTAATAATTGTGTTTCCGTTTTCATTATGCACCAATTTCTAAAAGCATCATGGTTGATGTTGCTGTGTTTCTTTGAGCTGTAACTGTCACCGTTGGACCACCCGGCTGTTGACTGCAAGCAAATTGTGTTTTGTATGTTGTAGCACTTGTTGTTGCAGGCGAGTCCAAATAGTTAACTGGAACAACGCCGTCAATTTCTAAATAGGTAGTGCCTGTGGCGTAGACTTCCATACCAAACATTTGCTGGTTAGTTGAACCGCCAATTGTCAAAATGTCAGTTCCACCCCTTAAAAGTTTTAGACGTGCATACTGCCCACCTGATGAGCGGTCAACTGAAAGCGTTTGAGTTGCTAAAACCATGACTTTTGATGTTGCTGAACTTGGCGTAATGCTAAGGCTCAATGTCGTGTCAGCATAAGCTGTTGTTGTGCTGGTTGTTGATGTTGTCGTTGAACCATAAACAACCTGCAAAACCTTGCCGGGTGCGTCTCTCCAAATGAAATCCATGTTGGTATTTGAATTTTTTGCCAAGAATTGTCCAGTTGTGCCGCCTTTAAGATCAGCCATTGCCGTGTCAACTGCCTGTCCAAAAACTTCAAAATCGGCTGGAAGGTCTGTAACCAAGTCGGTTGACGTTGGCATTTGCCAGTTGAAATTGCTTGTCGGATTTGCCATTTGTTCCCCTTTTCTAAGCCACTATTGTGGCATTTTCCCAGTCTAAAGTCGGCAACACGCTATTCCACCGCTCGGTGATTGGCACGTCATTCCAGCGCATTGCCTGTAATGAATAAGCCAGCGGCGATAAAAGCAAAGTAACCGAAAGTTGGTTGTATGAAGCTCTGAACGACCAGCCTTCAACAAAGCCTTGAAACGTGCCAGAATTCATGTTTAAAGGCAAGTTTTGCAGGGCGATCGCTTCACCCATAAAAATGCTGATTAAGTTATTACGGTCAGCATTGTCGATTTCAGCGTTTGTTAAATCAAAAGTAATTTCACTAAAAATGGGCTCAGGGTTGGCACGCAATGACAAGTAAAAGGCAGCTTGTGCAGTCGCGTCAGCTGAATCGTGCAATGTTGTTGTGATGACTTGGCTGAGATTACCGTACAAAGCAATTGACGCTGGATCGCTGTCTGACACGTCATTCTGACTGGTTGTGCCGTATTTGATTGTTATTGCATTGCGTACATCTCCGACGCGGGTGGCAATGCGTAAGCCAGCTGCGCGGGCATGGCGCGCGTCAAGATCGATGTATCCGTTTGTTTGAAGGTATTGGGTTCGGTGAGTGGAATCGGCATAACCAATGCGACCTTGTGCGTCTTCATACAAATAGCCAAGTCCAGACGTTGCCAATGCTGATACTAAAGAATAGACGTCAATTGGGTCAGCATTTCCTGCGCGTGCCGACAAGTCGTAATTTCCCGGGCGATCAATTTCACCTAAGCCGTTATTTTCTGCGTTTGCCCAAGTTATTGTTGGATCGTAATTTGCCCAAGTTTCTGCACCAGCTACTTGTGACCAAGAATTAAACAAAACCGTTTGCAAAACTTCAAAGATTTGATCGCCGTCAAAATCACGTGCAAGCGAGTCGGTGAAGATAACTTTTGGCAAACGTGCCAATGCGCCTAGTGCGGTTATGTTATAGGTTTGAGTGAACATGGTTGAACCCACGTCACGCACTTCTAGACCAATGTCAACCACGTTACCGCCAAAAATAGGCACAAAAGTGTTTGACGTATTTTTGACCGAAACCCCAATTGTTGAATTTATGGAAACTGGTATCGCGATTTGATTTACGTCGATCAGCTGAAGATTGACATAACCCGCCTGCGCCTGCTGATAAATGTTTGTTCGCCCGCTGCGAATAACAAGATTTGCCAAAACCGCGTCAGTGTATTCAACGCCGTCGATCTCTACTTTCCAGACTGGTGACCATTGTGTCATTAGATTGCTACCAAATTACCTGCGCCACCTGTGCCGCGATAGAAGCTATTGTTGAGAGTGTCAACAATTGTGCGTGCTGTTCCCTCAGGGTCAATTGCACCGTTAACGTTGACAACAATTGTTGGGTCGGATTTGGTTTCAGCAACTTTAAACGTTCCAGCAGAAAAAGGGTTTGTTAGCGTGCCTAGTTTTGACACATCTGCGGCTGCTTTTGCCGCCACCGTGATTCCGCTGGTTGAACTGCCCGTTACACCGCTCAGATTATTTGAACCTCTAATTGACGGAAATGAAAATCCTTCAGGTGTATCAAAACCCGATGAAAATGGAATTGCCCCTGAAAAAGGTGCATTTGCTGCGTCGTCACTGTTATCAAAAATCTTGGTTGCGGCATAAATCGAACCTGCAATTGCCGCCGCCGTGGCAAGTCCCAAGAATGGATTGACTGCAAAACGTGAAGCAATTGCAGCTGCTAGTGCGGTGTTTCGAAGTGCCGCATAGGCTCCCGACAATTGTTTAATCAGGGCAATTGTTCCCATGACCGCAGCCGAAATTTTTGAAACAACGAAGACGGTTGCAATAACACCAGCAACGATTGCCAATTGGTCTTTTAAGTCAATGACGGTTTTTATGACTCGTTTTGTTTGTTCACCAAATTTGTATGCACCATCAGTTGCATTTTCACTTGCTTCGGTCAAACTGCCTGAACCTGTAAGACCTTTAATAAATGAATCAAGATTTGGCACGACTGTTTCTAGAACATAATCGGCAAGTTGTTCAACCACAGGCAAAAGTGCTTCGCCAATTGACTCTTTTGCTTCGTCAGTTGCAATTCTAATTCGTTCAAATTTGACGGCTGCGGTTTCGGCTGCGCCTTCGGCAAAATCTCCGTATGTATTTTCCAATGATTTAATAATTGTTTCATTGTCTTTTGACTTTAAAAGGTTTGCGTCAAGTCCTAAACCTAATTTTGCAAGCGCTGCGGTGTTTCCGTCGTATGCCTTGCCTAACGCATTTGCCACGGTTTCAACTGGCTTACCCGCTACGACTGAAAGATCAAGGGCAAGATTTAAAAGGCGTTGGGCTTCTTCCGTGTCTTTTGTGCTTCGAACTAAACGACCAAACGCAGGGCGCAATTCGTCGTCGGTCACGCCAATGGCAATTGATGTTTTGGTTATGTAATCCTCAACGCCTTTAATTTGTGAAGCGGTTGCGTCCGTCGTTGCCTTGATTGTTTCCGCAAGTTTTTCCTGCGCTGCGGCGTCTTCGGCGGCTGCCTTTACTGCGTCAGCACCAAATGCGAGGGCGGCTGCACCAGCAACCGCGAATGCTAACGCCGCTTTCTTTCCAAATTCTGTTGCTTTATCGCCGAAAGATTGCGTGCTGGCACTAGCCTTATTTAAACCATCAACTAAGTCTTTTGTTTCAGCAAGAATGGATAGTTTAAGGGTTCTTGAACCAGCCATTAGTCGTACTTCCTAACTATCTTGTCAAACGCCTGTTCCCATTTCTGAATGATTTCGGGTTGTGCTGATCTTAACGTTGGATAAATAAACCAACCGCGCGACCCGCGACCTTCGCGACCTGACCAAACTGGGAATTGCTTATAACGGTTTGAACCAAATTCAGCACCGCCCCATAATTGTTGAGTTGTACCTCCGCCACTTAATCTCTGACCAGCAAAACCAAAACTTATTTCACCAATTTTTGAAGATTTAGAAACTTTAGAACCTTCAGCAATTTTATTGTCCAAGCGATTACGAGTAACACTGGTTGCTGCTGCCACGATCTTACCGCGCACAAAATCAGCCAATGCACTTGATGATTGCTTTGCTTGAGCAATTGCTTCGTCGTCCATTGCTTTAAACGCTCGCGTTATGGAACGCAATTCGGCTTTGTCATAGGTAATTGCGTCACCCGCCATTTTTGCGCCTTTCCAAAATTTCAATGACCGTCAAATCGTCTTCGGCTGATTCAAATACGCTTGGGGGTAGCCCTGTTGCTAGGGCTACTTCCCAAACGATTCGGCTTAGGCTTCCGACGGGGTAACTTTTGGGTTTGCTTCACCAACAACCACGTCTGCAATGGTTTCAGTCCAAACCTCAATTGGCTTGACTGGCTTACCCGCTGCTTCGCGCTTCATTGCATGGTAGGCAAGAAATACCAGATCAGAAATTCCGATCTTTTCCTGCGCATGTGCAATTGTGTTGCCCGTGTGTTTTTCCCACTTAACCCACTCAGGCGGTGCGGCAACAAATGTTGCCTGATCGCCGTTGTTGTATTCAATTGTTATTGGTAACTTCATTTTTCCTCCCGATTATTTTTTAAGCGAAGTTTTCGGCTGGTGTGCCAATTACTGTAAATGACAACGATACTGTCTGTTCGTCAGGTGCGCTGCCTCCCACGCTTGGAAATGCAGGCAAAATCTGGAATGTGAATGTTGCACCGCTGGCAGCTGTCATGACTGTGCTGATACCTGTGTTTGGTGCTGATTCTGTTGCGTTCCACAAACCTTCACAAAGTGAACCCGTCGCGCCCCAGTCTGCAAGCATTTCGACGTCAAATGTGAACTGATCGTCAATGTGCTTATAAACTTTGCCGTCTAATGTTTGGTACGTTTCAATTGTTGGGCTGTTTGACAAAACCGCGCTTGTTGCTTGGGCGTCGTAATTATTGCCACCAATAGTAAAGGTGACGTCGCGCCCAGTTATTACTGTTGTTGGCATT